GTTGTCGAGTTATCGGGAACGGGAGACGTATTTGGCTAGATTGTTGCAGGAGGGTTACCCCGTGTTGGCGAGTAACCGGGTGGACCCCTTTGCGGCCAGTAATTGGCGGCAGGTGTTGCCGGTGCTGGAAATGATGGACGGGGCTGGGATACCCGTTAGCTTCCAAACCAAAGGAGGCAGGGGCATTGATGAAGTATTGGACTATGCTTCCCCGTCTGTTTGGTATTTGTCCATTGCCATGTGGGACGACGATCGCCGGCAGGGCATAGAACCCGGTGCCCCCACCATTGAGTCCAGGCTGGAGTTAATAAGTAAACTCAGGGATAAAGGCCATGAGGTAATCATTGGCGTTAACCCCTACGAACCAGAATGGTTTGCCCCAGGGGAAGAGGAAAGGTTACTCCAGGAATTTGCCGACCGTGGGGTATGGGGTGTCTGGTGCGAATTGCTCCATCTAAACAAAAACCAACTAGCCCGCATCCCAGAGAAAGGACAAACGGCGATCGGTGCTGACGTGGTATTTGATGCCCTGCGGAAGAAACACGTCCCCGACAAGGTGAAGTCGTTGGAGAACTTCCGGGCTATGGCCATGGACAAGGGGCTGGAGGTTCACACCATTGGACAGGGGCACCACTCTCGCTTCTGGGAACCCTTTGAACGGTGTTATGACAAACTGTTCCCCACTAACCAGGGCTTTATTAACTACTGCTACGAGTTAGACCTGGATGACTACACCCTGATCGCCTTCCGGGACTATGCCAATTACATGATTCCCCGCTTACCCGGTGGCGTTAACCGCATTGGCGACTATGTGCGGGTGGCTGTCAAGGATATGCGGACTACCCGTGCTTTGATGGATAGCCGTTACCAAACCTTTGACTCCATTTTGCAGATGGGGTGGATAGAACCCAATTGCCGCTATAACCCTTCTCAGTGGTGGTGCTTTTCCTATGCCATGTATGACGGCAAGCCCATTGTAGACGATGACGACGAATTGCCCATGATGGTTTTCCGGCGATCGCCGTTCACAGAAACCTTTGTAGAACTTGGCTAAAGGCGATCGCCAAGGGTTTAAGCTAAGCTAGTCATAGGTCAGTGACCCATTCAATCCGTAGGCTGTGCCAAGGAGTAGTTACCTTTAGCCCACGGAGGGCAAGAATATGACCGTGAGATTGGCAGATATTATCGTCCCTGACATTTGGGACCCCTACATTTCCGAACGCTCCACCTATAAAAACCAGTTCATTTCTTCCGGCATTATCCAAAGTGTGCCCAACCTGCAAGGCATTAGCGAAGGTGGTCACTTTGTAAACGTCCCTTTCTGGGTAGCTAACCTGGACGGCGACTTGGAAGTAATGACTGACACCACTAGTTTTACCCCTGGCAAATTAACCGCTGACTCCCAAGTGGGTGTGGTTCTCCACCGTGGTCGTGCCTGGGCATCCCGTGACCTCGCCGCATTGGCCGCTGGTTCCGACCCCATGGCGGCGATCGGTGAACGAGTTTCGGACTACATCGCCAACCAACAACAGAAAGAACTGCTCAAAATCCTAGAGGGTGCCTTCGGTGGGCTGGCTTCCAATACTGGGGCCGCATTAGAAGACCTCTCCTATATCCCTGGCTCTGGTGCCCTGACCGCTGGCGTTGTAGCCAAGATGCGCTCCTTACTCGGCGATCATGGCGACAAGTTGACCGCTTTGGCCATTCATTCCGCTGTTTACTACGACCTCCAGGAACGGAAACTGGTGGACTTCGTGAAAACCGGCGACGTTGCTGCGGTGCCTGTCAGTAGCTTTACTGGCGGTTCCTACCAAGCCGCATTCGGTGGCCCTGGTTCCGAAAATGTGCCCCATTTCTGTGGTTTGCGCCTAGTGGTGGATGACGACATCACCAACGACGGCACCAACTACGCTGTCTATGGCTTTACTGGTGGCTCCATCGGTCAGGCTGAGCAACAAGGACAACGGACTGAAACCGACCGGGATATTCTCGCCAAGGAAGACGCCATGGCGATCGATATGCACTGGCTCTATCACCCCATGGGGCTGTCCTGGGTGAGCCAAAACATCATCAACCCCACCCGTGCCCAATTGGCCACCATTGGCAACTGGTCCAAGGTTTATCAGACGAAAAACATTGGGATTGTCCGTGCCACCGTTGTTTCCAACTTCTAGGAGTAGTCATGCCCTCTTTATTTGACCTACAGGAACCGTTAAGTCAGTTCACTGCCGTTGCTACCAAAAACGTGGCCGGCACCCTCACCGCACCGGAAGTGATCGCCGGGTTGATTCTTTCTGCCCCTGCCTCCGGTGTTACCCTCAATTCCCCCACCGCTACGGCGATCGCCGACGCTTTGAAGGCTGCGAAACCTGGCACTGCGTTTGACTTCACCATCCGCAATACCGGGGGTGGCAACTTTGCTGTCACCTTTGCCGCTGGGGATGGGGTGACCATTACCGGCACCGCTACGGTGGCCAGTGGTAAGGTCGGTGCTTTCCGTGGTGTGGTGACTGCCACCGCTACCCCGGCTGTGACCTTTTATCGTGTCGGCACCAGTGACATCTAATGGGACTATTTGCATTTAACAGACAACGGCGGCGACAGGCAGCGGTGGAAGCACCCAAGCCTGTAGTCCCCGCTAACGAGGGAAAACCCGATGGTTCTAGTCCTAAGCGCAACAGTAGGGGGAGTAAGCAGCAACTCCTACCTGACCCTGAGTGAAGCCCAGGCGATCGTTGACTCGTTGATACTCAATGAGGAGGTGACCACTTGGGATGATGCGGATGAAGATGTCCAGAACCGTGCCTTGGTTTCCGCCGCATGGCGCATTGACCGGGAGCGGTTCTTTGGTAACCGGGCATCAAGCACCCAGGCATTGCAGTGGCCCAGGGTGGGGGTGCGTAAACCAGACCAATACCAACCCGTTTACCAGGCTGGCTATGCGTTCTCGGTTCGGGCGGATTATTACGCCGATGATGAGATTCCCGACGAGGTGAAAAAAGCGCAGACCATCCTGGCTTTGTATTTGGTATCGGAACCGGATGCCCTCAACCTCGGTGGGCTAGAACAGTTCAAAAATGTCAGCATTGGTCCTTTGTCTGTTACCCCCATGCAACCCCAGAATCAGCGGTTATTGCCGCCCCTGGTGGAACAGTATTTACGGGGACTGAAGGCAAGCACCAACGCCATTTCTATCTTTAGGAACTAACCATGGGCAATGATAATTATGCAGGATTCATCCATGCCACCACCGGTACCCACGTTGGCGAATTTGGTTGCATTTATGCACTGGCGGCGGCATCGGTTACCACTCTCGGCAAGGGCGGCACTCCTGATCTCACAGCGGTTACCATTCCTGTCACGGGCAAGATTTTCGGCAAGTTTACCTCCGTGACTGTTAACTCTGGCTCTGTAATCCTTTACAAGGTGCGATAGATGGCCATCCTCGACAAACCCCTCCGCAAGGTTTCCACCAAGCTTATCCGTCGATTCGGTACCACCGTTACCCTCATTCGGCGATCGCCGCCGTCCTACGACGTAGAAACAGGCATGGCAACGGAAACCGCCACTAACTACCGAGTGAAAGCCATTGTCCAGGACTACAACGCCAAGGAAATGCAACAAGGGCTGGTCAAAGTAGGCGATCGCCGTGTTTTGTTCGCTTCTGCGGAATTACCCTTTGAACCCCAACCATCAGACCAGGTTTTACTAGAGGGCATCACCCACAACGTCATCAGCATTCAGCAGTTTTATTCCGGCGATCAGAGTGCAGTTTTCAGTTGCCAATTGAGGAAGTAGTCATGGCAGGCGATCGCCAACAAATCCAAGAAATTATCAGGAAACTAAAGGCCAATGCAGATGCCTTGGTCTCCACCGTTGTCTTGGAAACCCAGACCAGGCTGAAGGAAGAATCGCCAGTGGATACGGGGCGGTTTCGTGCCAATTGGCTAATTTCTGAGGATGAGATAGACGACAGCACAGTGGATGGGGAACCGGGGGCATACTCCCTGGAAATCACCGCAGGCAAAAACTATTACATCACCAATTCCCTACCCTACGCCCAACGGCTAGCAGAAGGCCACTCCCAACAGGCTCCCGCAGGCTGGATAGAACTCATCGCCGCCGCCATCCCCGAACGGGCCAAACAAATAGCGGAGGCACTAGACCGCAATGCCTAACTTCAACACCATTAGACGGGTCATCGAAACGGCGATCGCCAATGAATTCACCGACTATCCGGTATTTTTCGGGAATCAGCAAACCACACCCCCCAACAATGCTCCCTGGCTATGGTGTTCGGTCAATTTCGGTGATTCCTCCTACCAAAGTTTGGACGGTCTGGACTTTGTGGATGGGGTGGCCCAATGCAACATATTCACCCCCGTTGCTGCTGGGGCTGGAAGTGCTCTGGCGATCGGCGATCGGGTCAAGGGGATATTCAACAGAGTCAAAGCAAGCGGGGTTTATTTCAGGCCTGCCAATGGGCCAAGGTCAGTTGCTCAGGAAGCTACATCTGCTTGGTATCAGGTGGCTGTGTCCGTTCAGTTCGTTGCCGAGTGACGGCGATCAGGTTTACACCAATTCTGGTGACTGAGTTATACTCAGAGAGTCAACTTAGGCAATCTTCCTCACTGAAGGATATGAACCGTTCTGCTACTAAGCAACAACGAAGATTGGTGTTAATAATCCAAGATTTTAAGTGCGCTTTGTGCGGCATGGAATTAGATGGCCACTTTCAAGTGGATCACATCGTTCCTTTCAGTTTAGGGGGAGAGACAGCCCTATCTAATCTGCAAGGAGTTTGCCCCAAATGCCACAAGGAAAAGACAAGAGCGGATGGGAGTTGCCATCGTTTGTCCCGTTTCGGAAAGGACAAAAAAAGCTCTACGAAGTAATCAAAGCCAACCCCAATAAAAAACGGTATGCCGTTAAACTACCAACCGGATACGGTAAGTCTTGGTGTGCCTGCATTGCCTTTGCCACATTACGGGGTGAGGGCATGGTGGATCGTGCGCTGTTAGTGGTTCCTAACGATACCCAGCGATCTCAATATGTTCAAGGATTACGGGAAGATCTGGATCATATAGCCATCGAATATCGAGGCATTGAGCGGTGCGATACCCAGCAAGCTTGGGTAATTAAAAAGTCATTGCGAAATGAGTCAGATATTTTTGTTACTACCGTTCAGTCAATTGACGCTAACCCTGCTTGGTTTCAGGATTTAATGAGCAAGGGACGGTGGTTGATTGTTGCTGATGAATTTCACCATTACGCAGAGGATAATTCCTGGGGAATTGCCATTAATAAGCTTTCTTATGATGCCATTCTCGGAATGTCTGCTACTCCGTTTCGGGGAGATAACAAGCCAACAATATTAGATATTCCCTTCGATGTGGAAATATCTATCCAGGATGCAATCACGGAAAAAGCACTCCGACCCATTGAAGTACATGAGTGTGATTACGATGTAACATTTACCGCTGGTGAGGACAAACTCCCTCAAACGGTGATGATGTCGGAATTGCAGGCATTAGCCAACCAAGAAAAGCTGTCAGTAAGTGATTGGGAATTAAAGCGCCACATTCGCTATCACACCAAATATATCCACAGCATCCTTTTGCAGGCGATCAATGCCTGGGTTAACTACGAATCCCGATGCCCTGGACAAAATCAAATCTTGGTCTTTGCTATGACTTGCCGCCATGCGGAATCGGTAGCCAAGGCGATCAATGCCATTGCCTTTCCTGGACTCCCTGAACCCTTTGCTGACTGGGTAGGGACGGGGGAGGGGGACTCTGAAAATCGCACCCAAGAGCAAAACGCCAACATTATTCGGCAGTTCCAAGAAAACAAGCTACCTTGCCTTGTGCAGGTGAATATCGCCGGGGAGGGGTTCAACAACAAGCGTTGTTCAATTGGGGTAATGCTTGACTTGGTTGGCGATTCCCCGATGAAACAGCAACATATTGGGCGGTTTGTCCGGGTAAATCCCCAGGCTACTCGACTCCCTTTTGCTGTTATTTTTGCGTCGGCTGATTCTCCATGCCTGCCCCTACTTAAAGACATTCAAGAACAGACTCGCATTGAAGTAGAGGGCAATAAACCTATGGGGGAAAAGGGTGAAGGCAACGGAACACGGGATTTTCTACAGCTTGAAATCCCAGACTTGATCATCTTGGATGCCAATCTACAAAAAGTTACCAAGTCGTATCCCTATGGAACGCTAGAAAACACTGTAGAGGCTTTTAAGGTACAGACTCCAGAATTGCGAGATGTCCCCGAACATGTCATCGCTAAGCACGTTGAGGCTTATATGGACAGAAAATTCAATCAATCCGGTGGGGGAATTTCTTCGGAGGAACGACGAAAGCAAGTACAGCAGCAAGTTAGCCGTTCCATGGGATCTGTCGTCAACTATGTCCTACGCATCCGCTTTGGCAATTCATTCCCGTCTACTGCAAAAGGAGATTTACACAAAAAAATCCATGGCCAATATGCCAGGACTTATGGTTGTTACCAAAACGAATTGACCGAGGATGAATTGCGACAAAAACACGCTTGGTTAAAAGATTTGGCAGAAAACATTAAAGCTGGAGGTATCCCCACATGGATGAATCTCTAAAGGTCACCGTTCACCGCCCAATAAATTCACTTCCAGACGATCAGGTTCCCTTAGACGTTCTTAAGGTGCGATTCAAGGCAATGAAGGAGTTCAACTTCTGGAACCTTGAAAATGACTGCCGCTATTTTGCTGAAATGATCACCACCTGGCGGGATAAGGAACTGTACAAACACTTCTATGATTCCTGGCAAGAATTTCTTGATGATTACATCGAAAAGCCGCAGGAATGGGTTGATCACGTTATCGAGGGCGTTTCCCTGTTGGATAGCTCCCAGCCCGTTTCGGCCAATGATGCACTACAAGCTTCGCTTGAAAGGGCTAAAGCTAATCCATTGCCAATTCACGGAGGCGACAGAAGCCTTGATGATGTCATTGAGCAAGCCAAACTCTCTCCCTTGGGAGTACAGGGGGGAGTACCCCAAGTTGATAATATCAACTTGCACGAGGTTAAGGGCGGAACTGGTCGGGAGTATCTAGCCCGCCGTTTATCCCGTGATAACCCCGAGGTGTTGGACGAAATCGGGGAAGGTAAAAAGTTTAAGTCTGTCAGGCAGGCGGCGATCGCCACTGGGATTATCAAACCAAAAATCACTGTGCAGTTTGACCCCGAAGAAACTGGGGGTCAGATTGCCAGCAAGCTTTATCAGAAATTGTCTGATGAGCAATTGAAGGAAATGCTCGAAAACTTACTCAACTATTTTGGAGGTTAGCCATGAATCGCTATGTAGTGGAAGCAATGGAAAAAGCTCTGTGGGAAGCCGCACGTTCAGCCTTGGATGCCAAAGATAGTAAAGCTTTGGAGGAAATCTGCCATCAAATTAATGGGCTATGCAACGGCGATCGCCACCACCCCATGGAGATTGAAATTATTGCAGGGAATGCGGGAAAAACCGTTGCCCTTTACATAGAGAGGATGGGGTATTTTGATGCGTTCATGGAGTCCGATGATTTCCATCCTGACGATTTCACTGTAAAAGATTTTCGCTCTTGGGTTCAGGAAAATGGAGATGTTCGTCCATTGGAGTCTGTGGATAACTGGGGGCACAAACTAGGTTATGTGCTATCCGATTACTTTTCTAATCCCAAATCCGAGTTTTACAAGGGAGTTGAGAGGGGTGATGTCAGAGGGCATTATCGAATCTGCAAAAAAGCGCCTCAAATAGCTTCTCTTTCTCCAATTGACCTTGAAAATGGTTTTTGTTACCCGTTAAATAACTAAAGTCAAAGCCAATTGTTTAAGTTAAGCTATTTATTAGGTCGGTGACCTTTTCCCTAGGCTGTGCTGTTGGGTTTGTTCAAAGCAAAACTACTAGCTCCAGGGAGGGGCAGGCATGACCACATACAGAGGCGAAGGCGGATTCGTAAGATTTAATAAAGTGGCTCCGGCTTCCGGGGTGGCCCAGGTCCGTTCCTGGTCGATGAATTTAGAAAAAACCGAAGTCGAGACGACGGATCTTGGCTCTGGCTATCGCAAGTATATGGGTAGCTTGGTTGGTGCTTCTGGCACGGCCGAAATCTTCTATGACGCTGGTGCAACGACTTCCACAAAAGATTTTTTAGATGCAGTCAACGACCCCGAGGACGATGCTGATTCGGTTTTTGAACTTTATACGGACACCGATCGCAAAATTGCCTTTGCGGGCATGATTACCGGGATGGATATTTCCGCCACTCCTGGCGAGGCCATTATGGGTTCCTGCTCCTTCCGTTGCAACGGAATCATTACTACCAGTGGATTGTACAGCGCATAAAAATGGCAGCATCAAAGCGATTAATTGACCGGCTTAAAGAGGCTGAAGGGTGGAACGTCAGGCAGCGCTACCCTTACGAGATTAAGGACGCCAACGGGGAGGTCATAGAAACCGTCTATTTCCGTCCCCGTACCAGGGCCGTGCGTAAAAAAGTGCAGGCCCTTTCCCCCAAGGATGCGGCTGAATACACCACCCAAATGCTGATTCAATCAGCAGAATTGGAGGACGGCTCTAAAGCCTTTGAATTGGGGGATTTTGATGTTCTCCAACGGGAAATCAGCGAGGCTCAATTGGATGAAATTGAGCTATTCATGATTAATGCTGGGGCCACCGCCACCGTTGAAGACGAAAAAAAAGACTCAGAGGCGACCTTGACGCCCGATTTGAATACCAACTAGCCAAAGACCTAGGCATGACCGTGGAGCAACTCAACGCCAATCTGACCCAGGACGAATTTGTTGGCTGGGTCGCTTTCTACGAGTTAGCTTACGAAGACCAAGAGGAAATGATCGCCAAATCCAAAGCAAAGCGGAGGTAAGCCATGGCCACCATATTCACCGTTGGGGTAGAGGTTCAGGCTTCTGCTGCGCAAGCGGCGATCGCCAGGTTAGAGAGGGCATTTAATGACTTTGCCCGCACTAGCCAATCGGCCACCAATGCCACCCAAAGATTTGACGGGGAATTGGACGATGCCACCAGGCAAATTGACCAATTCGCTGACGAAATGGAAGTGGCCAACCGTCGGCAACGGGAATTTGAACAGGGCAATTTAGCCGTTGCCTTGGCATTGGGTGGGCTGGCTCTTAAAACCAAACAATATGTCGGCTCCATTGTTCAACTGGGACAAGCCACCCAACAGGCGATCGCCGCTAACTCCACCCTGGCGAAGGATGCGGTGGGGTTAGATAAGGCATTTCGGGACTTGACCAAGGAATTAAATTACAGCACCAACTCCCTGGAATTGAACCAGGCGGCTTATGACGTACTGTCCGCAGGGGTGAGTGAAACTAACGACGTAATCAATGTAATGCGGGCTGGGGTAGCCGGTGCCAGGGGCGGATTCTCTGACCTAGCCACCATGACCGATGCGGTGACCACCATCATGAATGCCTATGGGAAATCATCTTCCGAGGCGCAGAAGATTGTGGACATGATGATTACCACCCAGAATGACGGGAAGATTGTAGCGGCGCAGTATGGGCAGCAAATCGGGGTGGTAGCGGCTGGTGCTGCTAGCGCTGGGGTCAAATTAGAAGAATTGAATGCAGCTATCTCCGTGGCCACCGTTGCCGGTGTGCAGACTAGCTCCACCTTCTCTGGACTACGACAGGCGATCAGTTCCATCATTTCTCCTTCGGAGCAAGCCAAGAAAATAGCCAAGGAATTGGGCATTGAATTTAGTCAGGCTGGGTTACAGCAGAAAGGATTTGCCGGGGTATTGAAAGACGTTGCTGCCGCCACCAAAGGCAACGCAGAACAAATCACTAAGCTATTCGGGTCGGTGGAAGCAAAGGCAGTTATTGACCCCATCCTCAACAACCTCCAGAAGTATGAACAATTTCTGAAGAACCAAACCCAAACCGCAGGGGCGGCAGCGGATGCCCAAGGCAAACTGGCTGGGGGATTACAGCAATCACAGGCAGCATTCGCCAATGTCCGCAAGGAAGTAGAAATCGACATTTTCCGCACCATTGAGCCAGCAGTGACAGCGGTTACAAAAGCCACCACCGCCATGGGCAAAGCCTTTGTTGACCTACCTGAACCCATCCAAAAAGTGGCGATCGGTATTGCTGCCCTCGGCGGTGCGTTGGTGGTAACCACAGCGGCTATGGCGGCATTCCAAGCCATGGGGATTACCACAGCGGCAGTGATGGGTGGATTGTCTGCGGCTATGGGCATCATCCTAAGCCCCATTGGGCTGGTGGTGATCGCCGTGGGAGGGTTGTATTTAGCCTTCCAGCAGATGATGGATAGCTCGGAAGAATTAAGGAAGGTGATGACCGAGTCCATGGACAAAATGGGCAAGGCAATTGAGAAGATATTTAACTCGATTGGGCGAGTGGTGGACGTGCTAACCGGCAAATACGCCGAGCATGAAACCAAATCCAAGAGTATTTTTACCAAGATGGGTGACTTCTTTGCCCGCTATGTCAGGGACACAGTGGCAGGGTGGGAGATGATCGCCAATGCGGTAGAAAGAACGGCGATCGCCATGGAGAGACGAGCCGGGGTGGGCACCATGAAGGGCCTAAGCATGACGGAGGTGAGCAACAAAATCCAGGCGGGGAATGTGGGGAGTGGGTTGGCCACCATGCTCCAGTTGACCATGGAGAGCCGCAAGTTAGAGGAAGAAATCAAGAAGATGGAAGCCGAGGCTAAGCGCTTCCGTAGCAGTGGCATGGGCATCCCCAATGTGCAACTGGAGGAAGAAATTAAGAAGCGCAAGGAAGACCTCGCAGAGATGCGGGCGGCCTACGATCGCCTTAATGCTTCCATTGATAGCTACAACAAAAAAATCAATGAACCCAATACAACCCCTGGGCAAAGCACTCCCGGTGCTGCACCTCCTCCTCCTGGTGCGGCAGGGGAAGACGACCAAGATCGCCTGCGGCAACAGAAAGAATTAGCCGACGAACAACTGCGGCAAGAAAAGGCGATCGCCGATCGCCGGAGGCAGGAGTTTGAAGAAAGACAGAGACGGGAAAGGGATGGATTCCAGGATAGACAGCGGTTTGAGGGGCTGACCTTTGACCAGCGGAATAACTACGAGGTGCGTTTGTTTGACCTGCAAACCAGGCACCAGGAAATCCTGCGGGAACAACGCCTGGAGACGGAAAGCGAAATCGCCAATGCTGTTATCAATAACCAGAGGAAGATTGAGGACTTCCAGCGGCAAATGGAACGGCGGCGCATGGAACGGCAATTCCAACAGGAGCAGATGGCGAGGGATATTCAAGCATTGGCCCAACAGCGGATGTTTGAACAAGCCCAAGCCAATGCCGCCAATGTGTTTAACCAAGGGCAAATGGTTTCTGCCGGTGCCGCCATGCAATCTGGTGGTGGTGCCCAAGCTGCTTTGTCCGGCATTCTTGCCTACGTTGGACAGACTGGACGGGGGTCAGGGCCCCACCTAGACCTGCGGGGATTCACTGGCGGCGATCGCCGGAATCGCATTCCCCCACAGAGACTAAAAGAGATAGCGGAGATGTTTACGGCTGGAGGCAAGCCAATTTCCGCCTATCCCATCACCTCCGGTTATGGCCCACGACGGGCACCTGTTCCTGGGGCGTCCACCTTCCACCCTGGCTTTGATTACGGTATTCCAGAGGGGACACCGCTGCGGTTCAATGGGCAGGCAGTCAATATGCAGCGACGCCCCAATACAACGGGGGGAGGTGGAAACGTCCTAGAAATTACGTTAGCCACTGGGGAGATTGTCCAACTCCTGCACCTACAGAAGTTCGGTGATGCCCTGGTTAAAGCAATGCCCGCCCAGGCTGCACCTAAACCAGCAAGTGGTGGTGGCGCATTTTCTAGCAATCCACTGGTTTCCCAAATTCAGGCAACCGCTCAACGTCTGGGTTTAGACCCGGCTCTGGCGATCGCCGTGGCGGCTAAGGAATCTGGTGGCGGCAACCCCCAACATATTACTCACTTAAATCGGAGAACGGGAAAAATCCTGCAATCCCCTAGCACCAATGCCTATGGTCCCTTTGTTGGCTCCATGCAGGTGGGCTGGGGTGCGGCAGTTGAAGCGGGATACCAAAAAGGCGATCGCTATGACCAGCAGAAAAACATAGAAATTGGCATTAAGTACCTACAGAAACTTATTCGGGACTTTGGTGGAGACACCCGTAAAGCATTGGCCGCCTACAATGCCGGGGCTGGAAATCTTCGGGCTGGCTTGGGCTACGCTGACGATGTTTTGGGTATTCGGCAGTCTATTGCTGGGCGACTGGGTTCCGGTGCTGCTGCTGGCGGTGCCGCTGCCGGTGGAGGGGGAATGGTGCCCTATGCCCAAGCCGGTGTCCCTGGGGTGACCGTTACCGACCTTCAAATTCAAGGCAAGCTGAATGCCTTGCAGTTTGAGCAGTCGATCGCCTTACGGGAGTCTGCATTAGAACAGGAGCAGTTAAATCAACTGATCAGGGAGCAGGCGAACATTGTCCCCCAGATGATGAAGGAACGGGTTGCGGGGCTAAACGATGAAATTAAGGGAATCAGGGTCCAGTCCGACTTGCTACGGCTGCAAGGGGAAGAGAAAAAGGACTACCTGGCTAAGTTGGAATTTGAAAGCATTTTCTTGAATGAAAAACTCAACCTAGAGAAGGCGATCGCCAATGCTGGCAGTGATGCGGAGCGTATTGCCTTGCAGGAAGCCTACAACAAGCTACTGAAGGAAGAAGCCGAAATTGTCACGGCGATCACTGTTAAATATGCCGCCATGGACCAGTTGGAGGCACAGCAAAAGCAGACGGCATGGGCAGAAAAACAAATTGATAGCCTGAAGTCGATGCGGTTTGGGTTCTCTGCCATGGGGGAACAGGCCCAGATGGCGGCCCGTATGGCTGACAACATGGGCAACACCTTTGGGGATGCCTTTAGTCGCTTTGTCACCGGGGCGGGGTCTGCCCAGGAAGCCTTTGCCGGATTCATGTCAGGCATGGCCAACGTATTCGCCCAGGAATTACAGCGCATGGCCGCAACGGCGATCGCCAACAACCTACTACCGGGGCTGATGGGTCTATTTGGTGGTGGTGCCCCCAGCTTATTTGGCGGTGCCTTCGGTGGTGGAGGCGGTTTCAGTGTGGGCAATGTGACCGGGGTGGCTAGTGGTATTAGTTTGCCTGGGTTCACCGTCCCCGCCTTTGCTGATGGGGGCATTGTGACCAAACCCATGATGGGGCTGGTAGGGGAGGCGGGACGGGAGGCTATCATTCCCCTGGACAAATTAGATGGCATGGGTAACAACGTGACCATCAATGTCAGCGTGGCCAACGATGGCAGTACCACCACCGACCAACAGAACGCTAGCCAATTGGGGCGGGAATTGGAATCCGCTGTGGTGGCCGTGCTACAAAAACAAAAACGACCCGGAGGACTCCTGGCGAGTGTGCGATAGATGGCCATTACCCTGAACTTACCTGTCCAATACGGTGCTACCTGCACCACCGCCACTAGGCTAAAGCGCTTACAGTTTGGCGATGGTTATGAAATGGTTTCCCCCGATGGACTAAACAGCAACGTGGAACGCTGGAACCTGACCACTGTCCCCCTCCGTTCCACTGTGGCCGGTGGGGTGGAAGTAACCCTTAATGGGCTAAAGGGAGAATGGTTTTTCTGGACGCCACCCAATGGGGACTCCGGTAAATTCCGCCTTGATTCCGACGTTACCCGCACCTACACCGGGGTTAACTCCCAAACCCTATCCTTCACTTTCAGGAGGGTCTATGTCCCCGGCTAGTGACCTCCAACCCCTCTACAATTCCGGGATTATCTCCCTCTACACCCTCGACCTAACGGCGATCGCCGGTCCGGTGTTCCGCTTCTGCAATTACAACAACACCAATGGAGCTAATGTGAGTTTTGGTGGGGTGAGTTATACGGCGATACCCATTGAAACGGAGGGGTTTGAAATTAATTCGTCGGGGCAGATACCGACCCCGATTCTGCGGGTATCGAACGTGTTTGGCACCATAACGGGGCTGATTGGCCAATATGAAGATGTGGTCGGGGCAAAGCTTACCAGACGGCGGACATTGATTAAATACCTGGATGGCCAACCCAGTGCCAATGGTAGTGCCCATTTCCCCGATGACATTTGGTTTGTTGAACGCAAAATGCGGGAGGACAAATTAGTGGTGGAATTCCAACTGGCATCTTCCCTGGACCTGGAGGGGGTGCAGATACCTTTCCGGCTGATGCTACAGGATACCTGCCCCTGGACTTATCGGGGTGATGGTTGCGGCTATGGTGGTCCCGCTGTTGCTGATGCCTTCGACCAACCAACCGGCGATCCGAACCTGGATGACTGCGGTAAGCGTGTCTCTAGTTGCCGTCTCCGCTTTGGACCCTTTGCTATCCTTCCCTTTGGTGGTTTCCCTGGCTTAGATCGCCGTTCTTTTTAATGAGTGATTCCCCGCTAGAAAAGAAGTTTCTCAGGATGTGGAAGAAAACCTATCCGGGGCTGATGCTGATTCCCGATAAGGTAATGCCTGTCCCTAACCGCCGTTTCCGCCTCGACTTTGCCCATATCGATTCCTTGGTGGGCATTGAAATTGCTGGGGGGATATGGGGTAAGGGTGCCCACTCCAGTGGCAAGGGACTGATGCGGGACTATGAAAAGCTCAACCTCTGCCAGATGAATGGGTGGATTGTCTTTCAGTTGTCCTCCCAACAGATAACCCCCCAATGGTGCAAGAGGATAGCTCAGACCATTGAGGGGCGGTATTAACGGCGGTGTATTACTCTCCAGGTTTGGGGTGTATTACTCCCCAGATAACGGCGATCGCCGCTTTCAACGGACAACAAACCAGTCATTGGCTAGCATATCGGATTGGCTGGCCATCCAGGGCACAAGATCCCCCGTGACGGTGGAGATATAAATATAGGGCAACGTCATTTTTGAATGCTCATCAGGGAATTGTAGTTCGATAAATTGTCCTTTTCCGTTCCATCCAGCACGGGCTAATTTTCTGCCGGACTTTAAAAAACAAAGGGCTTCTCCGAATGTCAGTTTTTCTAGTGGTTCCATGATTTACCTCTAATTTGGCGATCGCCTATTTGATAAGGTTAACGGGCATGACTAGGTGGGTAATGTCTTGGCCACCGAGGGGGATAGTGATAACGGGCTGGTTAGGTTGATTGAATTTTAGCTGAATGGCTTGGCCGGGCAGATGGCGCAGGGACTCCAGTAGGTATTTCAGATTGAAGCCAAATTCCTCTGGGGTGCCGGTCAGTTGGGAGTCTAGTTGCTCCCGTCCATTACCTAGTTCCCCGTCCTCCGTGGTGGCAATTAAACAGTCTTTGTCAAAGTGAATCTGGGCCAGGTTATTTTTGTCCGACAGCACCGACAAACGGGTGAGAGTTTCTAACAACGGCTGGCGATCGACGGTGACTACACTCTCAAATTGGACGGGAATTAGTTGATGGTAGGCGGGATAGGTTCCTTCTAGCACCCGACAGGTCAGACGGCGGCCAGGAATAGTAAAGCTAATCTGGTCTTTGCCTAGGCACATATTGATTTCTTCCACCCCGTCCATCATTTTTTCCACTTCCATCAAGGCTTTGGCGGGGATGGTAACAGCTATCTCGGGGGCGGCATACTCCAAGCGATGCACGGCTAATCGGTGGCCATCGGTGGCGGCCAGTTCTAAGCTTTCCCCGTCCCCCTTAACATGAACCCCGGTCAATACCTGCTTAGTTTCATCGGTGCTAGCGGCAAACGCCACGGATTTAATCGCCTCTCGGAGTAGGTCAGCAGGGAAAATAATGTCCTCTCCCTTCACCACGGGCAGGTCTGGGTATTCCTCTGGGCTGATACCTCGCACATTGAATTTGGCAAAGCCCGCATTAATGGCGATCGCCTCTTCTTTTAACTCCAGGGACATATCCCCAGGGGGGAGACGGTTAACGATGTCCCCAAACATTTTGGCATTGACTGTCCAGGTTCCGGGCTGGCCATCGGCGGCAATATCCACCTGAACCATGGTGCGGAGGTCAAACCCAGTAATGGTTAGGGTCATGCCATCGGTTTCTAATTTCAGGTTGCCGAGGACGGGATGGGTGGGGCGGCCACTAACGGCACGGCTGGCAAGTCCTACGGCGGCGGCGAGTTCTTTTTGCTGGCAGAATATTTTCATTTTGTTAGTTGGGTGATGGTATTGATAACTTTTTTAACTGGCAAGGACGCAGAAAAACACTCAGTATCCCCACTTGTTGTCAACAATGGGAGCAAAAGTCTCATTTGATAAGGTTTAAATTTGTTCAGCAATTCTTGTTCTATTTTCCATGCGGTAAATCCATTAAGATTCCACTCATATCGTCGGTTAATGTACTTGTAATCCGCCTTAAACCTCCGATTTAATGGTTGTGTTGTTATGCCAATTTTCCAAAAATCAGCATAATTTGTTTTAAATTCAAGAAGATAAAGCGTGGCCTTCTTTTTTCTATCAACACCTAACATCCCTGGACTAACGCCTTTCTTTTTCAGAGAACGCATGATATTGGCGCATTTATTGCACCCGTGCCCCTTTAGGTGATCTTTGGTCACCTGCTCAAAAACACCATGCTTTGGGCATATTATTTTGACTTTAGAATCCGTGTTTTTGTAATCAACTAACGAGTAATCATATTTTTCGCCATGGACTAACCTTGCTCTGTCAACAAACAATCTTATGTCAAACTTTACCTTTCGTCTTTTAAACGTCTGAGCGCATTTTGGGCAACCATTCCCCTGTAGATGCCCTGTAGCCGCCTGCTCAAAAACACCATGCTTTGGGCATATTATTTTGACTTTAGAATCCGTGTTTTTGTAATCAACTAACGAGTAATCATATTTTTCGCCATGGACTAACCTTGCATCATAAATAAATTGCTCGGTTGTCTTTCTTGCTGTCTTACTGCATTGTGGACATCCAGCCCCCCTAGTGTGGCTGTTTGGAGTTTGCTCAAAAACACCATGCTTTGGGCATATTATTTTGACTTTTAATGCTGAGCCATGATAGTCAGATAGGGAATAGTCGTATTTTTGTCCATGCACAATACGTGAATTTTCGATAAACTGACTTGTTGTGAGTCTTCGTTTCATTTTGTACCTTTTGAGATGAAGATTGCCCGCCTCCCTGTTCGTAGCAGGGGGGCATCTTTTTAATTATATGGCGATCATCTTTGTTGGCATCCAGACGATCGCCGTTAGAAATCGTCCCACCCAGGAATGGTGGAAGCCATCATGTAAGAGCTCACGGTTGTTTCAAAGAAATTGGCTTTGGTGCCCGCTTCCCCGCCGAGGTCGGCTACTTTTTCCAGGTGTTTATAGGGATTTTGTGGGGAACCGTACATGGGGTCCAAGGCGATCGCCCGGAGGCGTAAATCTGCCAGGTGCTTGGTGTAGTTGGCGGTGCTGGTTTCGGAAATGCCGAGGATACCACCTTCTGTTATGTGGTTAGTCCATTCGATTTCCTGCTGCACGGCTGAATCGACCATTTCATAGAGCTTGTCCTTGGAATGGGGGAAGGTAGCCATGCCTTCTGCTAGTAGCTTTTGGAAAAGTCGGACATGGACCTGCTCATCCCGGTTAATGAGCTTCACAATGTCGGCGGTGCCGCCCATCAATTGACGACTCGATAGGGTGTAGAAATAGACAAAGCCGTTGTAGAAATACAGGCCCTCTAGCAGATAGTCCGCAAAGAGAGCGTAGAGGTAGTTTTCCTCGGTGGGGCTGTCCAAATATCGCTGATAGTGGGAGAGGATATTTTCACAGCGGGAATAGAGGGTTTTGTCCGATCGCCAGAATTCATAGATTTTGTCCCGTTCCTCCACTGGCAATAATGCCTCGACTACATACTTGTAGGATTCTGAGTGGATTCCCTCAAAGAAGGTCTGTTCCGCTATGCAATGACGAACAGCGGGGGCTGTCATGGTATTGCCGATATAGGGCAACATTGCTTCCTGAGTGCTGTCCAGGTAAATCAGGTAAGAGAATATGCCATTAAATGCCCTTTGCTCCTGGGGAAGGAGGTTGTTATAGTCGTTCACGTCCCCCGTCAAATCCACCTTTTGGGGAATCCAGAAGAATTCCCGCATCTGGTTATAAATTTGCAGTGCCCAGGCGTATTCAGGCTTATTTAGCAACATCAAGTTAGTGGTCTGTCCACCCCATAATTGCAAATTGTCATCGGTGGCGGTGGGGTCAAAAAGTAGAGGCATGATTACTCCAGGTGTGGGAATTTCTAACCTAACGCTGTTGCTTCCGGGAAGCCCAACGCCTCAGCAACGGTGGGGAACTTTTCGCAGAAGATTTTGCGGGCCGCTAGGGCAATATCCCGGTGTTCCTTTTGGGTGGCTGGGTCACACCGCACCTGGAAATAATGAATCCAACTGCGTACACTGCCCTTCATGTACATCCTGGTTTTAGTGTTCAGAGGCAAGAGGGAACGAGCGCATTCTTTGGCTACTCCCTGCTCAATCGCTTCTAAATATCCGCCATAGGCAAAATCCCACAAAGCCTCCTGAAAAAGTAGAAAGGATTTTTTTGCTTCAAATGGCAAGTCATCAATGGAATTTTGGCGGTTTTTAATATCTTGGCGGCGGGCTTCGCATGGCTCATACCCCATAGCCTCGGCATATCTGAGGGAAAATTGTTGAAATGAGAACGATTTGTGCCTGAGTATCTGAGGGGCGATCGCCAGTGTGGTGGTTATTTCCAGGGTCATATCGCACATTTCAAACACGGACCAATGGCCGTGGTCAGCGCAGTATTTCAGGAGTTTGGCATAGTTGGGGTTTTCCTGGTTCGGACTTGATACCCTGGCACAATAGGCGATCAATCCCTCTGCGGTCATGCCCTCTTCGTCGGGCCGGGTCATGCTAATGAATTTCACTTCCATATCGAATCTATGTTTTGTTTTTGGTTAATGCCACTCGTTTCAGAATTAAATATCCAATTAGGTCAAGCTCGGCATCCTCGGTATCGTCAGACTGCCCTGATGCAATGCGAGAAAGTTTGTCGTCAATCCTGACGTTAAGCTGTTCGATTACTGATGCCTTTGAGAAAATTCGCCGGGGGTGAATAGCAGAGTCTCCATATTTCCTGTTTTTATCCAGAAGCATTTTTTTGACCCTTTCACATTCAATGGCGATCAGTTCCTGAATGTCGGCGATCACTGGGTCATGGATTGACGGGTTGTCATTAGCCACGGGGCTGGGTTCGGGAGTGGAATAGTTAGCTGGTTGTTCGCTCATTGGCTTTCTCCGTAAAAACGTAGTAATTGGGGTTTTTATCCCACGGTTTGACGTAGCCCATCTTCTCTAATAAATCTAAGGTGTGTTCGCCAGTAGACATAAAGACATGGTCTAAAACCCTTTCCCCGTCAATGTCAACGCTTAGGTACTGGCTGACCATCATCAATAGGGCATCTAAAATGTCTGAATTTTCCATTAGCCTTTACTCTCCTGTACTTGGCGATCGCCAGGTTGCCAATAAATGCAGAGGTTCCACCACCAAAGCAGAATCCGATAAAATGGGTGCCCGAATTTTTCAGACTGGCTTAGAACCCCTATGCCCCATAAACCGGAATATTTAGACTCAACAAGCTTAAATTTCACTAGCCTTTGCTCTCCTGTACTTGGCGATTAAACATTTTTAAATCCTTGCCAGAGTTACCTCTTCCGATTGGTTTTGGTATTTGCCCCGACGTTTTTGGTAGTCAATTCCGCAATTTTCCCCCTCAAAAAATAGCAACTGTACAATTCCTTCATTGGCATAAATACGACAATCAGCACTAGATGAATTGGAAAACTCTAGAGTCAAATGCCCACACCAACCGGCTTCTCCTGGGG